CATTGTATACGTTTTCCAACAAGGCCATCTTCTTTAGCAGCCCCGCCGGTTGGTCAAGCGTGCCGCCTGCCTCTGGCAATGTGCCCCACCTTGTCGCCATCCATGCCGCTTGTAGCTCTGCCGGTGCGGTGTCATCATCGCCGCGCCCCAATCGGAACGCGGCGACGATTAGTTTTTTTCGACGGTCGTCACCTTGCCATACAACTCATTGACGGCCGTTGCCAATGCCCGCACCTGTGCCGGTTTCATATCGGCGATTTCCTCAGGCGTCAACGGCGCGGCAAACCATCCTGCCGCCGCCGCCGCGCGTACAACCGCCCCCGCCAGAGTCGACGTACCACGCGCAGTCTCAACAGTATTGTACTCATGCTCGAATGCCTCAAGGTGCCGCTGGCGTATGTCGGTGTTCAGCGTTGGTGTGGTCATGGGTGTCCTATGCGCTAATAGCGGCGATGGTCAGGTTGTCAAGCGCGAAAGTGAAGGAAAAGGTGGTTAAGCCCCCGCTGCTGAATGCAGGAGAGCGGCCCAAAATGGTCATGTTGGTGCTGGTGAACGTGATGTCCCCGGCGGTGTTGGATGCTGGCGACAATACCAAAGCGCCGGTGCTGCCGGGTGCAAACAGGTTGTACTGTGTCGCCCCATCGGTTTCCAGTTCACAAGATGCGCTGCCGGTGATGTTGGTCACACCTGCAATATGCTCCCGCGTCGTCAAACCGGCACAATTGCTCATGTAGTCGTCGGCCGTTTCGTCGAGCGTCACTTCGGTCACACACGTCACCGCGTCGCCGCCAAAGGTGAAAACGCTGTTGGAATTCAAACGGAATTTTGCCATGTCTTTGTCCTCATTCGATGCCGGTGACGGTGGCAGTCACTGCCCAATAGGGCGTGTCACCAACGATAACCGGCGCGGTTGTTATTGCCCACTCCAGCCACGGCGTGATTATGCCCCCGTCGCTGGCGGTGCGGAGTGCGGCTTCCACCGCGTCAATAATTGCGATTGTTGCCGCAAAATTCTGCGGCTGCGTGCCTTGCCCGAGCGGCTCTACCACTACTACCAAATCCACCACACGCCTATTGCCGCTGTTGGTGCAAGTAGACAGGCTATCGGTATTCAAGCCGCCCGATGGCAGGCGCGGGTATGATGCTGGCAGATCGGCCGTTGTAATTTGCATGGGTGGCGATGAGTAAGCACGCTTACGCCCGGTGATACTGAGCGCAGCAACGGCGGCGGTGAAGGCGGCGTAGGTGGTCATAGCTTAATGTACGGCGTAAGAATTGGCATGATAACCGCCGGAATACCTACCGGCCGCACCACTACCCCCGCCTCGACGGCCATCACGTCGGTGAATGGCACGTCCTTTTGCCTGTAATAAAACGCGGCCAACATGATGCACGCCGTTTTGATTGCCGCTGGTGCCGTGACACTGTACGCCCAACGCCCGGTGATGGCTATGGCATCCTCCGGCTCATCGCTCCACGTCCACGAATAATCGCTCTTGAGCTTGATGGCAAAATAGGGCGTATCGTTGCGCGGGCTAGTAATGTAGCCCGTAGACGGTATGACCTCTGCCAGACCGTCCGCGTCATTGGTGACGGTGGTAATCTGGCAAAGGTCATAGTCAAGCCACAAGGTGCGGGTTGTCGTCGTCACATCACGCACGGCGTCAAAGCGGCGGGTTGTATCTGCGATTGCCTCGAAGGTGCGATTGCATTTGCTATCAATCGCACTTTGGGCAGCGGCTACAAATCCGCCTATGATATAATCATCGGCATCATCTTCGACGCCCAAATGCGCCTTGACTTCGTGCACAGTGCAATAGCTCATGATGTCTTACGTTTTCTGCTTTTGGCTTTTGGCTCCGGCTCTGGTTCCGGTTGGTCTGCTGCCAAAAAGCCATTGGCAATTAGCCCGGCAAGGTTGCCCCGTTGCTCTTGGTCAATGACCACGGCGGGCGGCAATGTGTCACCAGCCCGCCATGTGTCAAAAGGTCGCAAGACTAGCACTAGAGTACCTTGCGCTGTACCAGAGTAGCGGCGTCTGCTGCCGGGTCATAATGAGCGCCAAAGCCGATGGCGATAATGCTTGTCACGCTGCCAGACGTGCCGTTACCGGCCGTTACCGTGCAGCCCACATAGTCATCATCGCCGTTTAGTTGGTCAGCCCGCACGCGCAGGATGGCCTGCTTTGCGGTTGCGGCGGCGGTGAATTGGGTGATGGCCAGCCCGGTGATGTCAGCGGCGTTTGTGCCGCTAGAGTCATCGGCGCTTTGCACTTTGGCGTTGACGGTCGTGTCTTCGTCGGCGTCTGTGGTGTTGATAATAAAGTCCACCCACTTGTGCCCAGCCATCGACACCCAACTGGATAGTTTGGTGGTGTTGTCTACCGCCGAAACGGTCGAGGAGCCAAGCAATGCGTAATCGGGATAAAACATAGTCATGGTCAAATCTCCTTAATCGCCAAAAGCGATTAGTCATTGAAGTAAACGAACGGGCTGAGCGTGTAGGAGCCTTGCGGGTCTGCCAGTGTTACCGCGCCGGGTAGCATCGGCTTGCCGTCGATCAGTTGCCCGAAACGCCATACCAGATTGCCGTTGAGGAAGTCGGCGTGTTCCGAGAAGTCGAGGTACATGCCGCCGTACTCAAACATTGTCCACATGGATAAGTCTGCCAAAATCACGCAACCGCTGCTGTTGGCTTGCGGCAGGTGTTGACTACGGACAATCGGGAACCCGTGCAGCGTTGTCGCCAGCGATTGGGCAATGTTGGCCTGGAATGTACCAGCGCCCGTGCCGCGTTCCATGCCGGCGATGTCTGGGATGATAGACGGGTGGATCAGCCACACCGGCTGCGTGCCGCCCTGCAAAAAGCGGCTTAACATTTCGTCGGCATCTGCAACAGCAAACACGCTGTTGGTGTCCGGCGTGATGCCGATGGCCCCACCCCAATTCAGGATGCCCAACGGTTGGTCAACGCCATTGCCGCGCAAAACATAAAACTCCGTTTTGCTTACCATTGCCGTGGCAATGTAGCGGCGCAAAAGGGCTTCAACGGCGGGCGCGTAGGCAACCAGTTCTTTCGATGTCTTGACGTAGCCACTCAGCGCGTCAAACACCTGCCAGCGGATTTGCTCAATCTTGCCGGTCTCTTCGGTGTAGGCACCGCCTTCACTGCGGCTATTTGTGCCCACGCCACCAGCCTCGGCCGTGTCGCCACTACCCGCGGTAGGCGCGGTCGTGAAGTCAGGGATAGGCATACGGCCGGATGGCTGGCCTACGGGCTGCCGGTCAATCAGTTGAGCAATGCCGCTGTTGAGGTTGATGGTCTTGTTTAAGCCATCTTGGAACCCTTCCGGGATGGCATAGCCTAAACTTTCGCCGGTCTGCGAATTGTGCGCCTTCGTTGCGCCGTACACGCTGGCCAGTCGTTTGGTGTTGCCGCGCGCAATGGCAATGGCAAAGTCGCCCAGGCTTTTGACACCGGCGCGGTCGTTACCCTCGCTATCGGGTGCAACATAGCCAGCATCGCGCAACGGCGCGTTGCTTTCAATCAGTGTTACAAGTTCGCCAAATTGCTGGCTCATTGCCGCAAGTTGGGTTTCCAGCGCCTCGATAGCGCTGTCGTTTTCAAGTTGTTCGGTCATGGTTTCTCTCTCCATTTTTACAATTTCAATTCTCCCCTCTTGCGTTGCGGCGGCGGTTTCCTGGCCGCCCTCTGCCGGTAGCAAATCAGGGTACAATGATTTAATACGCTCCACCCCCAAAGTTCTTGGCTCGGCAGGTGTGGTTGTCAAACTAAATTCAACAATCGGCCATGTCTTGATTGACTTGCCGCTGCGACGGGCAAGATGCCCGATTGTGCCGGATGAAAAGCCGACTTTCCCGGCCTGCACCAGCTCCATCACGGCGGCGGTGTAGGCTTCGCTTTTGGCTAATTCCGCCTCCACAAACAAGCCAATGTCATCTGGTGTGACGGCCGTTGCGTAGCCCAGCCGCGTGTCAACGGTTGCCTTGTTCATGGCGTGGTCGTAGTAGATGGGTTTTTGCGGCACAAGGTCAAGCTGAAAATCAGTGTCTGGCGTGAAGGCCTCGCCTTCCAAATCAGCGCCGCCGTACACCACGCCATAGCCGCCAATGATGTATGTGTCGTCTGTCTCCCCTAGCATTTTTACATAATTCATAGTCGCCTCAAAACAAAAAAGCGGTGGAAACGGTAGAAGTCAAGGTGTAAACCTTTTCTTTCCTACTCGCTTCCACCGCTTGATTTTACTGGTCAAGCCTTAGGCGGTTGCCTTTTTCGGTAGCTATTCAATTAAGCCCGTCTTTCCGGGCTGTCACGACATCCCCGCTTACTTACACATGACCGGTCGTTTGTGCTTTTAGCTGCCGCAGTGAGCTAAGGGGTGTACATGGTGGTGCCGTTCTCACACTTGCCGTTAGTCTAGCACAAACGGCCGTTTGGTGTCAATTTTAGCGACTTAGCTCTCGGTTGATAGCATTGCTCCAGATGTTGTTTATCTGGTCTGCGCTCTTGTCTATTGCCTGCTGCTCTGTCGTCCACCCGCTGGCCTTGTGAAACGGCTGTTGGCTGCTCATTGCCTGTACATATCGCCCGTAGCTTGTGTTATTGCCCACTGTGCCTTGTACGCCATTGGTCGTGTTTTTCACCTCTACAACCCATTTGCGCCCTAATGTACCGCTGCGCACATAGCCCACGCCTTCGCGGTGACGGGCTTCGCCGCTGCGCACTTTTGCCCAATATGCCTTTTTCTGGTCAGCCGTTGCCAGCCGCGAAAATGCGCCGCTGTCCTTTTGCGGATACTTGGCGATGGCATCACGCACCACCTCTGCGCTTTCGGTCATAGGCCTGTATGCCCATTGGCTAAAGTTAGCCAGCCCGCCCAGCTTGCGGCTCACTTTGTCTAGCCCGTCAATTTTCACGCTCATTTTTTACTGCCTTTTGGTATTGTATGCCGTTGTCACCGGGATAAGGTTTTGTGTGCAAATTCTCGCCTTTTGCTATTTCTGCCGGTATTACTTCTGAAAATGCAAGGCAACGCCACGCTTCAATAAAATGCTGACAAGTAAAACAGGATGGTACAGCGGTCATCGTCTAATAATCTCCTCAACAATAGTCCGGATTGCCGGTGTTAATTTACCTTCCCCACCTGATACATATGCCGACACCGCTTCTGCTATTGCCTCAGCGCCTTCCGTGCCAACATCCCACCAGTCAGAAAGCGCATACCGTGATATTTTGCGAATGTCATCAGTTTGGGCAACGGCCTTAATCTGGTTGGCATAAGCCCACCCCGAAGAGCCATCGGTGGCGTGTGTCAATTCATGATACATCAAACTTCTAAAATCAGTGCTGGCAAAACTATGCGCCGGTAAGCCGTCAAATATACTTAATTTTGCACTGGCATTACCCCGCATATATAAAACATTGTCGCCACTATTGTATGATGCCCAAACGTTTGGACGCCCGGCAAAAGCTTTGTTGTCAAAGATAATCCTAGCGCCCGCGCCGCCTTCGTGCCTAAACTCAAATTCTTGCACAACTTCCAAGACATTTCTAAGCGTTTCCTTGGTGACACGTGTTCCACCAGCAGAAGATATTTTTGTTTCCAGATTATCTTCTGCCCACCAAAAGCCATCTTCCACAGTGCCAAACTCGACGTTAACCGGCCTGTATCTAGGGTGAGAATACGGCTGGCTTCCGGTTGGCGTTGGCGTTGGCGTTGGTGTTGCGCTTGCTTCCAATGGCATGGCCTCCGGCGTCACAATCTGCGCCGTTACCCAGCACCGGCAGCGCGGGTGGGCTGGCGGTGAATCTATACCGCCCGGAAACGGCTCGTTGACGTTTGCCGTCTGCCCGTTCAATGGCCCACAAATGGGGCAGACTAGCGCATCATTGGCAGTATTCCACCGCTTGCGCTCCACTACCCCGGCGGCGTTCCATGTCTCAATCTGCGAATGTGCAAATGAGCGGGTGACTTCGGTGACTGCTATCATCTCGCCCCGCACCGGCCCAAATATGGCGTCCACGCGCTTTGTTAGTTGCGGTATGCTTCCATCAGGGCTGGCTATAAATTCGTCAATGTAGCCGCGTAGCTGGGTGCTGGTGGTATTTGTGATGCCCCGCACCAACTCGAAAGAATAGCCATTTAGCCAGCGCCGCGCCGCCTCGTTGATAAGCTCCCAGTTGAAGCCAATGTCCAGCATAGATGACTTGCCCGTCACCTGCTTTTGTAAAGCGCGGCGTTCAATTGTCGTTGCTGCGTCAATGGTTGGCAGTAGCGCCCGGTAAATGGACAACCTAAACTCCTCATTTGTTTCATAATCGGTCAAGCGCCGAAATACTTCTTCCAAGCGGTCAGGCGTCATGTCGCGAAATAGTTCGCGCTTCATTTTGCGCAGCGCGGCTTCGATATCGGCGGCAGCTTGCTTTTCCAGCCGGTCAAGTAAACGGCCATATGGGTGGTCATTGTCTACCGCCTTCAAATAACCCCGGCTCATGCCGAGGTCAATCATTGCACCGAGTAGGGTCATGCGTCCAACGGCCGTATCTCGCCGCCCTCGATTGTGTAGCCGGAGTTGGCTAACGCTTTACGCATTGCCGGAACCATCACACACTTTGAGATGTACCATGCCGCGCCAATAAAACCGATAGCCAGTCCGATAATAAATGTAAGTAGTTCTGTCATGGTGACCTATGTCCTGTCATCTACAATCGGCTCGGCCTGTTCTGGCGCTGTGACGTAAATGCCTGGCGCTTCCGCCTTGATAGTGACCGGCGTTGGCTCCACAGTCACTTCCCGCTCATGGATATTTATGACTGGTGAAATGGTCAGCGGTTGGGCTTGCGGTTGGGCTGCGGCCTTGACCACCATGTCAAGGGTATCATAGTAGGCCTTGATTGCTGGACTCTCGTAAGGCTCCCCTTCGTCATCTTCGATAATCGCCACTTTTGCGGCGCGGCCCAGTATGTCACTATTGAAGGCGTCAATGTCTGCCCGTGCCCCGCGTTTTTTGTACCAGCGCCGGAATCGGGCGGCTTCGCTTTGATAAGCTGCGCTTTTTGTGCCTTCGTCGCCACCGTCGCTTGGCTCCCGCTCTTCGCCGTCATCGGTTGGCGGCAGGTTGCCAATGGTTGCGGGTTGCACCGTGACGGCCGTTGCGGTTGGGCGCGGTTCCATATCGTCGGGCAAGTCATAGCCCAAAATGGCGTAGGCGTTACCCAATGTTTCCCCGGCCGATACTAGCACGGCTACGGCGTTAGCACGCTGCACTTCTTCCTCCTGCAACGTTGTCAGTGTTTCCGGGTGCGCTTTGACGTAATAGCCATTCGGTTTTAGCGTGTGGTGATTGAAGGCATACAACACCCGGTCAACGATGGGGGCAACGGTGTAAAGAATCCACATCTGCGTTAGGCGGTCAAGCACGCTACGGTTAGCCGCCTCGCCTGTCACCAGCGGGCGCGGCGTTTCCATTGCCACGCTTATTTGCTCTTCGTTGCCCCGGTTGGTGGACTCCAGTTCCAAATCAGAAGGCTTTGTGCCCACTGACTTGATGTCCAGTCCTTTGCCAAATACCTCGACCGAGGCGGGCGACTTGACGCCACGAAATAGCGTGCGGCGTATCTTTTCCCGCAGTGCGTCTTTTTCCGGTTGCGGCGGGTTGTAATCGGCCGTCACCCAATGAGCCAATACAGCCCCCCGGCCTAACAACTCATCCATAAGCGCATCACTCATTTTCAGCACGTTGTTGGGTAGCTCGACCACACCATCTAATGCAATGCCCGGCCCGATTTCTTGCAGCCCCAGCGCCCACACCCAACCTAGATCGCCGTATTGCTTCGATGTAGCACGGGTTGTCATCTCGTCGAATTGCCACTCGTAAGACGACGCCCCCGCCTTGCGAATGAAGGAGTGTAAACGGCCGTCTACGTAGGACGGCTTAACGCTGGTTGGTGTCAGCCATCGCACCCGCGCCGGTTGTCGCCCCTTGTACTCAGTCGCCCAATACGCCGCGCCACTGTGCAGGGCGTAGACAATCTGCCACATAAGCGCACT